CGCGGGTGATAATCTGCGTAAAATCCGTTGCCGTAATTGTATTCGCGCCATCACACCCAAAAACCAGCACATACCAGTCGTTCGTCGTACCCCCCGCAGGCACGGCAATGTTACGCGAGGTAGCATTACTTGCATCTTCTACGGTAGTCGTGGCAACAATCGTGGGGACTGCCATTATTCAAGCTCCCACTCAGCGCCATCAATCTTGTAGGATTTCCAGAATTCCCCATCAAGATTCCAGGTATCGAGTAAGCCGGTTTCCTGATTAACCGATGCTTGCGAAATACCGCTTATGGTGGAAACAGAGGGAAGCGGAGGCGGTCTGTCTGGCCAGCGAATGATGAGAGTGGCCATGATGCCAACCCCGTTTAAGTAATAACCAGCGTCGGTGTAATAACCAGCGTATCGCCGGTACCGCCGGTTCGGGTCTGAGCAAAATCGCCGCCGCTGTAGAGCGTCCCCACGGTGCCGCCAACGGCAGTGCCTGTGGTAATAAAGGCGCCAGCTACCGTATAGGTTCCCGTCATGGCAAAGGTTCCCGGCGCATGGGTGGCAGTTCCGCCGACGCTCGCTGCAAAGGACATGGTGAGGCGGTTTGCGCTGCCGTAGGCCGTGTTTTCCACCCATCCCGCATGCGAGGACATGGTATCCCCCGCCGCCACGCTTCCGGTGCCTTTCATCCCAAGAAACCACGTTGGCCCGGTTCCGGCGCGGAAGTGAATATCCAGAAGCGAATTCTTTCCCGCCGTAACCACGGTGTTGCGCCACTCTTCTGACGCCTTCAGTTTCCCGTCCGGGCCGTACTGCTCCATCTTGAATTTGAAGTAGGGAGCTACCGTTTGTTCCTGCATTTTATTCTCCTAATACCGCTTCACTGATCAATGAGCCGTCCTCTGCCCGCCGACCGCGCCGTGGAGCGAGTTGCGCCTTTGTCAACCGGTCAATCGCCCCGGCCAGCACCTCTTGCCCCTGTGAGGTTTGATCAAGCATTTCCTTCATCATCGTAGCACTCTGCTGTGACTGTAGGTAGGTTGCCTGGGCAACTTCACTCATGGCGCTGGCGGCCTGAGACATGGGCATCAGGATTCTTTCGAGCGCGGCCAGAGCGGTGTTCTGCCCGTGCATCATCTTCTCCACGGTGCTGGCGGTGCGCCCAAGGGCTTCCTCCGCGTTGAACTGGATCGTGGCCGGAGGCTGGCGGGTCATCTCCGTCATTCTGGTCATCTGCTGCATCTGCTGGTTTTCTTTGGCAGCATTGCTCTGGATTTTCTGCATCTCCAGCCACATCTTTGCGCCAAGCTCCTTCTGCTTTGCCTCATTCTGCAACTGAAGCTCCTGCATCTTATATTCGTGCTGAATCTTCATTTTCTGCGAATCAAGTATATCCTGCTCGCGCTGGCGGGCTGCTTCCGCCTGCTGCTCGGCGGCCTTATCGCTTCCCTTGTCCTTGCCGCTGGCCATCATCTGCATGGCCTGCTGCATGTTAAAGCCCTTCTGGAAGAACCGCTCGCCGTCCTTGTAACCGCACAGGCCAAAGATCTCTTTGATTACCTCTTCCGGGTTGGAACCCATCGCCGCTACCGGGCCGTAGAGTTTTCCAACCGCTGTCGTCGCCGTCAGGAAGTTTTGCAGTTTCTGCTTTGGATTCGTGGCGCCGATGCCGACATTCACCTTGATGGTGAGTTCCTGCTGTAACAGGGTATCCGTAATGGCATTGATGCCGAATTTCTGCCAGAGCTGCGCTTCCTGTCCTGCAAGAGCCAGAACCACCGGATCGGTTTCATAGGCCTGCTCCAGCTTCACCAGATGCCGCAGCAACGGCTCCACGAAGGTTTCCGCGAATACCCGTTGCTCGTATTCCTCCAGTTTGCTGGCGCTGCTATCCAGAAGCTCGGTATTGCCTTGTGCGTCGAATACGCCCTTATTTGCGTTAATCGTGGCATGGGACAGCCCCCCCACCAAATCATCAAAATCCATATCCGTGCGGTCTTGCTCTGCATAGGCGCCTGCCGTCACCTCCGGGGGGCGATCCCAGGAAATAACCTCGCCCATGTTCACGCGCCCGTTGGACATCACCACCTTGCCGGGCTTGAACCGCTGGAGGTCGTTAATATCAAAGCCGTACCCGGCGGAAACGAACTGCCGGGGGTTCAGCGCCAGCTTCACGTTATCCAGCCGGAGGTTGTCGATATCGTTAGCCTTGGTTTGCAGGTCGCGCACCAGCTCCACCTTGCCGGACGGATAGGTCTTATGCGCCTCTGGCAGGATGAATCCGCAGACATAGGGGCGGATGCCCTGCAAATAAATCTCGCTCAGTGGCTTGGGGTTTGTCAACAGCTCGCCGGAGCCGTTCAGGGAATAGAAATGCACCTCCTCGTCACCCTGCCGGACGATGTTCTCGCGCACCCAGCAGATATCAAAAGGGCCGGGACGGGAGATAGTAGCACTCTTGCCGGATACCCTGCCCTGCTCCCGGCTGTTGCGGGTGCTGTCATCATCCAGAGAGGTGGCATTATGCAGGGCGCTGGGAGAGATATTCAGCCATTCCCCGCTTTCGATACGAAGCTGCACGTCAGCGACATACATGGGGATAAGTTCAATCAGGTAAGGGCTTGTGCTGATAGGGTTGCGCCAGTCAGCGCCCGGATCAAAGCGGAAGTTCTCAGGAGCCACCAGATCAATCCACGGCTTATCCTCCAGCTTTTCGGAAATATCGACCAGTTCAATAATCGGTTCGCCGGTTTCATCCATGATCGGAAAGCCGGTCTGATCCAGAACAGGGCGGGCCTCCGTGCGCACTACCTTCTCGCGGAACTTCCAGTATGCCTTGCCGATGCAGATACCCATGACCTCCGCATCCTGCCGCGCGCCTACCAGTGTCAGAAACCAGGGGATTGTCTTGGTAAGCCGGTATTGCAGCAAGGCCTGCATGATCTCCGCCGATGCCTGCTGCATCGGATCGTTACCGTCCTGCGCCGTGATGCTCACCACATCTTCGTTGGAGAAGAACGCCGCCGCCGTATTGGCCTCGGCCTTCCGCACAATCCCACGGGTTTTGGGGCGGAACAGGCGTGAGCGGTATTTGTAGTCCTCTGAAAGATACTTGGAGCCGTTGGGATGCTGCCCCTGAAAGGCGCGCAACGAATCAGACCACTTACTGCGCCGGGAGGCGTTCAGCCAGTCCGTGCTGCTGTGATAGATTTCGTTGCCAATCTTTCTGGCATAGCTTGGATTGAGTAGTGAATTGACGGGGTGCGTCTGTAGCTGCGACACATCCCCTTCTGTCCCGAACTTGTAGACGGGAGCTGCTTCAAGATCTTTGGCGGTGTTATCCGATTGTCCAAACATTATCCCCTATCCAGTCCCTGCTCCGCATAAATCGCTTCCGAACTGTCAGATGCACCACGGCGCGGCAGGCGCGAGCGTTCCAATAATTCCCCGCCCGCCCGGCGCACTTTCTTTGCCATGGTCGCAGCATCAAAATTAGGGATATTCAGACCGTAGCCATACCGGGATACACGCCCAAAGGCATCCATATAGGCAAGTTGGATATCGACGACGCCACTTTCGTGATTGGCTCCGACAACCCACGGATGGCCTGGGTAATTCTGCTCAAGCACACCGTAGATTTCCTTACAGAGCGTAATGTCCTTCAGGTCGTTCTCGGTATGCACGTCGATGTGCGTCATAATTGCCATCAACCACCCCCAAACGAACCATCGCCGCGCGCTACTGTCACGGCAGAGCTTCCTGCTGCTGCGATTGCCGCCACGTTGTTGATGCCTCCGGTATAGACAATCTCCCTTTGCCCTGCGCTTAGTGACATTCCTGTGGTGGAGGTAGCGGTCTGTGCTGCACCATTGCCCCACGTTACATAAACCAGAGCTGTGCCAGTGTTGTGAATCCGCAAATCCTTCCCGACATTGGTAGTGAAAGCCACGTTGGCGCTGGTCGTGGTTGCGGGGATTGTGGCATATTCAAAAGGCTGGAAGTTTTTAAGTTCGATCATGCCGCTCTCTCATCAGTTGGAATAGGGATTGGGTTTATCCGTAAAGGTGCGCCCGTTGCTGAACTGGTAAGTCACTGGACGAAGGCGATCCTTCTCCCAATTCGGATCTGCGGTTTTTACCTGCTGAACCCAGCTTAATGTGCTGCTATTGGACATAAACCGACTCCTTTTAAGGTCAGTTTAACACCTCAGTTTGAGGCTAGGTAGCCCAGCTCCTCAAGCGTGAGCGTCGCACTCCCAACTTTTCCGACAACCACCCCGGCGGCACGGTTGGCAAGCTCCGCCGCTTTGGGGAGAGGCAGGCCGGAAGCAAGTGCCAGAGCCATCATGGCAACTACTGTGTCCCCTGCTCCGGTTACGTCCACGACTCCGGTGGCCGTAGCGGAATAATCATACGTCCGGCCATCCTCTGTTTGCAGCAGCATCCCCTCCGCGCCACGGGTGGCCAGAATGTTCTTTATCCCATATTGCCCAATCAGTTCCCGGCAGCGGTTTATGATGTTTTCCCGCGTTGTTACCGACAATCCTGTGCATTTTGCCAGTTCGTGAAGATTCGGGGTGAAGATGGAAGCGCCGCGCAAAGAACCGAGGATGTGGGTTTTTGAATCCACAATCACAGGCTTGGTTCCTGCTATGGCAATCACTCCCTCCGCCAGCGCACCCGTCACCGTGCCTTTGCCATAATCGGACAGCACTACTGCGTCGCTGAAAAGCATCTCTTTGCGGATCATCTCCAGCATTCCCCTTAGCGTGCTTTCCTGAATATCTTCGGTTGTTTCGCTGTCCATGCGCGCGATCTGGTGATGCCCTGCCAACAGGCGCGTCTTGACGGGGGTTGTCCTTGTCTCCTCCTGATGTAGATGATAGCGCACCAGCCCGGTTTCATCCTTTAGCAGCGCAATAACCTGCTCTCCTGCATTATCCGTCCCTATAGCCGTCACAAGCGTCACATTGCCTCCCAGCGCCGCAATATTGCGCAGCACTGTCCCCGCTCCTCCTATGCGGCTTTCCTCCCGCTCCACCTTGAGAACCGGCACAGGCGCTTCAGGCGATATCCTATCCACATGGCCGTGAACATAGCGGTCAAGCATGATGTCCCCGACAACAAGGATACGCAGCGCGGAGAATTTGTGGATCATATCAGCTATCATGGTAGGTCTGGCCTTCTGTTGCGGTTCTGTTCTGTATTTCCGGCGGGCGCACATCCATGTCATAGAAGCGGCTCATAGCGTCCAGCGCGTCCTTGTATTCTCCAAAGGGGAAGAAGAGATATTCCTGAATCAGTTTATCCGTCAGGTCGTACACCTTGTTGTCCTGATCAATGCGGCGAATGGCCTTGCACACCAGATCGGGCTTGCCTTCCTCCACGCTCCGCATCTGGCTTTTGGTGAGGCCTTCCACATCATTGTAAATCACCGTCTGGAAGGTTTTGCTGTCAGGGTCATTATCCATTTTCCAGGTGCATGGCTTCCCGTCATGGAAAATAGCCAGAGGGAAGAGAATCCTGCCGTTGCGGAAATCAGGCTCCAGCCGCTCAATACGGGTGCGCTTGCCCTGCTCTCCCTTGGTTCCTTCCCGCGTCCAGCTCAGAATCTCTATGGGGAAAATTACCTTTTGTCTGTGAGGCCCGGTGCGACTTTCCAGCTCCATGCGTTCCTGAAAATACTCATCATCCGATTGGGCGCCATAGCGTTCATAGCCTACCTTCACGTTCATCACCCCCGGCGTGGCAGACCATTTCAGGTAGAGATCCCTCAGAGCCTCCCAGCGTTGCGAGAGCGACATCCGGTGGCAATATCCGTCCAGAAGGTATTTCACTCCTGAACTGCTGATACCAAGCACGATAATCGCGGTATTGTCGCTGCTGGCATTCAGCCCCTTGCTGGGGTCACAGGTGATAGAGATATTCAGGGTTAGGGGCCGCACCTCCCATGGTGTTAGCCATAGCGGCTGGAAGCTGGCGCTTTCATCCGCCAGCGGGTTTTGCAGGAACTGGCTGGCAATCTGCGCCCGTGTCTGCTTTGTCAGGCGCTCCTTCCAGAACTCCTCACTGAACAGCACCGGCTTGCCATCCATCTTTCCGTTATGGGTGGCGGGATGTAGGCGCACTTTCACCGCGCCGCGCTTCATCATTTCCGAATAGGAATCATGGAGAGAGTACCGGGTTCCAATGGTGCGCACGATGCCGCCTTCCATCCCGAGGTTATCCGACATCCCCCACGCCGCCGTGGTCTTTTCAATCTGCGCCGGGGTTGCCACGCTCTCCAGCGTCACCACGTCATCGTAAATGCGCAGCTTGAAGTGCTTTCCCGTGGGCTGGCCATCCACCAATCCGCTGGCCTCCAGCGTTGCCTCCTTCGGGTTTCCGCTGCGCCGCACAATCAGGCCATCCCCCTCCGACCATTTCGGGGATTCCTTTTGCGGGTTCTCATAGAGGATATCGGGAAACAGAGCCTTCAGTTCCGCGTTGTTCTCAAACTCGCGCTTGATCTGCTGGAGGAATCCCTTGGCGATGCTGCCGGTATGGGAAAAGATGCAGATCGTGATCTCCGGGTCATTGAGAATATCCTGAATTGTCAGGCCGCAGGTGATGATGGAGCTTTTGCAGTGGTATCGACCCCACAGGTCAAGACATCCGTTAGGTTCTGCCTGCACCTCGCGGCACCGCTCAAACAGCCAGGGATGTACCAGATCCTCGCGGCCAAGGATGTGAACCATCAGGTAGAAGAGATCGTTTCTCGCAAGGATACGCTTTCCCTCGCGCAGCACGTCCTCGTCGGCCTGACAATGCAGATCGCGGTAATACTCGATTGACTCCTCCAGAGTCTTCGGGAGCCAGTCAGGCAAATGTGATGAATTCGACATCGCCGCTATACCCGTATTGGTGCAGGAGCCATTTCCAGTCATCGACGTGATGGTACTGCCTGCACGTCAGCGCCCAGCACTCCAGATTAAACTTTTCCTGCTCGGTTCGATACGCCTCCACGCAGAGATAGCGCCGCGCTCTTGGCTTTGACACGCGCATCATCTCTTCCACCGCCTTCTTCAGCTCGCGCGCACCAAGGTTGTGGAAGACGTTGATCGAATAGACAAAATCCTGAGTGGCGGAATCATACGCCAGATTCGTACAGTTGCCGAGGAAGTGGGTCGTTCCTGCCTGCCGGTGGTGATGCGCATAGCGTGACACATCAACCCCGGAGACTTTCAGGCCGGGAAGCTCATTTTCAAGGTCGTGCATGAGGAAACCCTTGCCGCAGCCGATATCCAGCGCCAGATCGCCCTGCCGCAGGTCGTACCGCTCAATCATCCGGCGTGCCACGGCCTTCCATCGGCCATCATACCGATAGCCGCCATAGCCATAGCAGCGGTCGCCATCCCAATAATCGCGGTCAAACTGCCGTGCTACCTCGCAGCAATGGGGCTTTGCCGCAGTCACGCGCGCCAGATAATCCCGCTTTGTAGCAGTGTGCAGGTCTTGGATGAGGTTTACTTCCTGTAGCATTTGCCGCTCTCAAATATGTTTATGGGGTCATCATCGATCCAGATATCCACATGGATGCCGTTCTCCCGGCAGTATTCCTGTTTCGCCTCCAGGTTGGTGTGGTGCATCTCGCATCCGGCAACCCTTACCAAACCTTTATGATCTGGCCCGCGCTTAGTGATGCAAAGGATTCGGTGTCCGGCAATCTCAGCACTTCGGATGAAATCATCCCAGAAGCAAGGGGCCGCTGTGTAGGTTCCATCGTAGTCGATTGCAATAACAAGTGATTTTGATTCCATGCGCATAGCCTTATGAGGTCAAAAGTGTCTTCCATCTCTGGAGTGTAAATGCAGTTCTCCGCCGCAAAGTGGATGGGCTTGCGCGCCGCTGCGGCAATGCGCTTCTGCCTCTCCTCCGGCATCAGGTACATGGAGTACATCACGATACCGTCCGTATCCTCTTCGAGCGCCGCATCCAGTATCAGCGTGCCGCCCATGCAGTATTCGGTGGCCGATAGCAGGAATTCAAAGCCCTTCTTCTCGCAATAGGCGCGAATCACTTGCTGCTGGATATGCTGCGGCACGGAGCGCCCATTCATCATGCGGGAGCCTATGTAGCCTCTATATCTTGGGGTATTCATACCGCATCCCTAAGCGTGTGGCTGGCCGCAGGGTAATCGGCTCAAAAAACTCCCCCAGCTTCTTATCAGCATAGGGCGAGAGCGCCGACTTGAACCGGCAGTTCATCGACCAGCGTGTTTCGTTTGTTTCGTTTACGCGATTGCCGTGCATGATGTTCTGGCTGAATATCAGCGCCTCGCCGTATTTCACATCCATAAAGGTGCAGTGGTCTTTCACCGCCTGATAGAGAGCCTCTGCGTCCGAGTAATCGTAGATATTGGTGGTTTCGCTCACTCGCTTGTCGCAAAAGTACATGCTTTTGGTGTCGTAGCAATCCACCAGCGGAACCCACAGCACAACCTCATAGGGACTGTCACCGCTCCAGGTATCGCCATGAATGGGCAGCAGGGAGCTGTCATCCCCCGGAAGCTGAATGCTCAGATTCACGTTGCGCTGCATCACCAGCTCGTTGCCGACGATGGCGTTCAGGGCATTTCTGGCGAGAGAGTAGTAGGCTGGGCGCAGCCACGGGTCGCTGTTCAGCATGCTGATAATGCTGATTCTGTCCTTATTCAACGCCTGCGGGCTGGCTAGATAGGTATTCAGATTGTCAACCGCAAGATACTCGCAGACTCTGCGGCGAATCATAGAAAGAACGCCGAGTCCGTCACCCTCCACCGCGATTTTCACAATCCCCTTCTCAATAAACTCATCACAGAGCTTCTGCTCTGATTCAGTCAGAAATCCGGGCATAAGCCTCCTTGATCCGCTGCGCTATCTTCTCCGGGGTAAGGCCGTAAGTATCCAGTAAGTCCTCGCGCTCACCGTAATGATGAGGAAAGGCATCGGGCAAGCCGAGGCGTAGGACGGGGGTGTAGATTCTGTTGTCTGCCAAAAGCTCCATCACAGCAGTCCCAAGCCCACCGCTTGCAATGCCTTCCTCTGCTGTGACGATTAAATCGTAAGGCGCGACATTCAGATCGAGGGTGAGGGGTTTTATGCACCTTGCGTGATAAATATTTGCAGGAATGTCGATCAGCTTTCTGGCCCTCTGCAAATAGGGGGTCATGATGCCCGTTCCTATCAGCAGTATCTTTGCCCTTCCGATAAACTCTTTTTCCAGCGCAAGGTCATTATCCCGCCCAAGGCGGATATACATCGGCCCCGGATAGTCCAGCGTCTGAGGCATGAATTCCAGCATCTCCGCGCTATCTGCACAATTCACCACCGCCATATTCGGCAGCGCGCGCATGATGGCTATATCCTCGATCGCGCAGTGCGTAGCCCCTAAAGGAGCGTAAAGGAGTCCCCCGCCATTGCCAATAAGACGCACAGGTAGATTATGCAGACAAATATCCATAGCCACTTGCTCATAAGCCCTCCGGGTGATGAAGGTTGCAATGGTGTTGACGTACGGGATGAAGCCTTCCTTCGCCAAGCCAGCCGCCATGCCGACGCAGTTTTGCTCGTTGATCCCCTCCATGAAAAAGCGATTGGGGAAATCACGCTGGAAGTCCGGCAGCGTATTGGGAGAAAGGTCGGAGCCAATGAATACCACACGCTCGTCGCGCTTGGCCAGTTCGTAAATGCTGTTGAGGCAGGCGGTACGGGTCATGCTACTTCGGCCTCCAGCGCCTGAAACTGTTCCTCGGTGATATGCGCCTTGTGGTGCCAGAGTGGTTGATTCTCTGCGAAGGAGATGCCCTTGCCCTTCACGGTGTGGGCGATGATACAGGTGGGTTTTTCATCGTATCGTGCAGCATCATCAAGCGCGGCTTTTAAATCACTCAGCGAATGTCCGTCACATTCCCAAATACCAAATCCAAATGCGTCCCATTTATCAGCTAAGGGCTCCAGCGGGCAAATGTCTTTCACAAACCCGGATGATTGGATTTTATTATAATCGATTATCACTGTCAGGTTATCCAGCTTGTGCTTTGCCGCGCACATGGCCGCTTCCCATACGGAGCCTTCCTGAATCTCGCCATCCCCCATCACCACAAACACGCGGTAATCCTGCTTGCGTATCTTCGCCGCCAGCGCCATGCCTATGCCCATACTCAGGCCATGCCCCAGCGCGCCGGTGTCGCATTCGATGCCAGGGACCTTGTGCGAAGGATGGCCACCCAATATCCCATCCTTGCGGCAGAAGGTATCCAGCGCCGTCATGGAGATATACCCCTTATCCGCCAACATGGCGTACTGGGCGACGCATCCATGGCCCTTACTGAGAATTATCCGGTCGCGCCCTTCCCATGCCGGATCCTCTGGGTTGTGCTGCGCTACATCATCATAAAGCACGCGCATAATCTCGGTTAACGAAAATGTCGAGCCGATATGCCCGCGCTGGCCACCACGAAGGCAGCGGATTGCTAGGCGGCGGAGGTATTTTGAGCGGCTATCTAGGTCAGGCATATGAACGCAGCTCCGCATTCATGGTGGCATATGCCCCATGCAACTCTTTTACAAACCTATCTCTAGCCTGCGCTGCATCTTCTATATGGTCAAAATAACCAATGTGTATCTGTTTGTTTTTAGCAAAAGTATACGCTTTCCATTTTTTCTTATCTTTTTTCCAAGACACCCCTTTGGCTCCGGAAGTGTTATCAGAACGTAAAGCAGTATTCATAATGCTTTGCGTTGGTGTTACTATACGAAGATTTTCTCTCCGATTATCGAGCTTATCTCGTGAAATATGATCGACCCAATAATCTTCACTTGGATTAAGGATGAATCTATGTAAACGACCAACCAAATGGTTGCGTACATAACCCTCCTTATCCAAACACCACTTATACGGAGCTATATTATTAATATCTGAATTGTCTATTTTGCTCCGGGCTACCTCTCTGTTATTAAAATCATAAAGGGTGATTTCGCTATACCCATTTTTCTTTACTATTTCGTTTCGAGTATATTTGTTCCTTATCATTTTACCCCCACAGACAATGTTATTATATAATGTGCCATTGGGCTAAAGGCTGTTGTCACCACTTCATCGTGCATCGAAAAAAGGAAAACATTTTTAAAATACTTCTCCATGAGTGATTTCAAATAGACACCGCTCATACAATTTTTGTGTCCTAACCTGCTGTCCTCGCTGGCATATTGCTGGCTCTCCAGCGATGGCATGCCGCAGATGAATACCCCGTCAGAGTCAAGGGAACGACAGACATTCATCAGGGCAGTATGGGTATCTTCCGGGGCGATGTGCTCAAATACGTCGAGGGAATAGATGGCATTATACCAAGGGCCTGGGACAGATTCCTCTACAATATCCAGTGGGACTACATAAGCAGGATCGAGATCAAATAAGCGTAACTCGCGCACTTCTTTTTCCACCAAGCGACTGAAGAACCCATCACCCGCCCCTACCTCTGCTACCAAACGCTTACCAGCCAGCAGCTTCGCCACGAACTTATACCGCGCCAGCCGGATGCCTAGCATCTTCGGATCTTCCAAGTAAACCTGATTGGCCATCGGCGGGAGAATGGTTTCCGGCAGGTCTTTGTATCGGGTGTATTGGGCCTCAGTCATGCCACCAGCCCCAGCTGCTTCACGCTGCGGATGCGGTAGTATCGATCATCGTCCGGTGAAGGGATGTCGCCGTTCTTCCATGCAATCACCACGGACTGAATCGCATCCTCCACGCTGAAAGACGGTTGCCAGATTTCTTTCTGGATTTTGTCGGAATTCACATGGTAGCTGCGCGGGTCGGTGCTTTCGGTGACGTTGATCTGGATATGGTCGCCCAGCAGGGACTTCACCAGCTCTGCCGTTTCCAGAATGGTGAGGTTTTGCGTCCCTGCGTTGAATATCTGGCCATCCACTCGCGCAGCAGGAGCTTCCAGCAGGCGCAGGTAAACATCCACCATATCGTCAATATGGATATTGGGCCGGTACTGATGCCCGCCGTGGACGTTGATGGTGCCCGTGCGCAGCGCAGACATCGTGAGAATATGCACCAGCAGGTCTAGACGCATCGAAGGCGCATAGCCGCAGACCGTGGCCGGTCGCACAATCACCGTTTCAAAGCCGGGTTGCCGTTCCTCCAGCAAGATATCCTCGCACAGGGCCTTATAGGTGCTGTAATCCGTGAGCGGCTCCAGCGGCAAATCCTCGGTGACGTTGATCTCCTTCTTCACGCCGTAAACAGATGACGAGCTGGCGAAGATGAACCGCTTTACTCCGGCATCCTTTGCCGCCTTCACCAGAGGCCTGAAGGAATCAAGATTGATGGATTTGGTAAGGGCAGGGTCCAGATCGCAGGTCGGATCGTTGGAAAGGCAGGCAAGATGAATCACCGCATCGCAGCTAGTCATAAGCTCTTTAATTCGCGCTGTGTGGCGTATATCGGTGCGGTGGCTAATGTACGAAGCCGCCCCCGCTGGTGTGAATTGGTCCCAGCCATTTGGCGCATGAGTTTGAACAACATCCACACCCACAACGTCATGACCCTTGGCCAGTAGCGCGGGGACTAGTTTGCTTCCCACATATCCGGCATGGCCGGTGACTAAGACTTTCATTTGAAGTTACCTTTGATGGAGATGCGTAAATCAGTGCCGCTGAACTCATAGTTGATTACTCGATCTGCCTGTAAGGCGACACTCGCCGCTGCCTTGCAAATTTCTTCTTTAAGGCTTTCCGTGGCCTTTTTTGTTACCTCTTCCACCACCTCAGCAATGCGCTTCTCGATGGCATTCTTTACCCCTAAACGTAGTGCTTCTTCAAAATTGCCAATCATTGTAACCCCATCGCGCAATCGAGAATTGCATGCAGTAGCGCCAGATGCGTCACCTCTACGCTGCCGTAGTCACCCGCTGGCACATAGAAGTTCAGGTAGCCGCTCTGCCGCAGCGGGTTGTTCGGCTCAAAGCCGGAGAAAGTGATAACCGGGATTCCGCCAAGGACTGCTGCTGTTGCTGCATTCAGGATATTCTGGGACTTGCCGCTGGAGCTGATGGCAATCAGGGTATCGCCGCGATCTCCGTAGACCTCCAGCATCCGCTCAAAGCCGTGGTCATAGCCAAAGTCATTCCCCGTACAGGTAAGCGCCGCAGCATCGTTGAGCGCAATCGTGCGGATGCCCCCGTTTTTGGTGAAGTCTATCGCCATGTGACTGGCAATGCTGGCACTACCGCCATTGCCGATGATTATCACTTTGCGCCCTAAGGAATGACAGGCACGCAGGTCTTTGATGGTGTCTTTGATTGCCTGATCCAGCGTCACGGGTTCGCCGTGCAGGTCGGTGATCTTGGTTAGCAGCGGAAGCTGCCCCACCCTAGTAAAATGCTGTTCCGCCCACGCCATTAGATTTCCCCTTTATTCTGTTGATGATATCGGTGGTCGATTGCTTGGGCGTCATCGTGTAGACGACAGTTCCACCGAATCCCTCCACCGCTGTACGCTCCATCGGGTCGATAGTGTCCTTCTCCGAGTAATCCACGCCTTTGAAGAAGAGATGCGGCCTAATCCTGCGTATCGCGTTCACCGCATTCGGGTTGTCGTCCACCACCACGAAGTCCACGCAAGAGAGGGCTGAGATCATGAAGGCCCGCTCCTCTGCCGTGTGAACCGGGCGCCCTGGCCCCTTGTGAATATGCCTGTCGGATGTCACCGACACCACAAGCACCGCGCACCGCTTCCGCGCATCCTGTAAATGCCGAATGTGGCCGGGATGCAGAAGGTCGAAGCACCCATGGCACTGGCCGATAGTGGTAGCCTGCCGTAACTCCCTGAGTTTCTCTTCCAAATTCTCAATGGTGATCAGCTTCATGTCTGATCTATATCGCAGGTTCTGAGTTGATTTAAGGGAAGCGCCTCAGATTTTTTTCAGTCCTATCACGATTCACCGTCTAGGTGGTGTTTCCTCGGGGTTTATACCACCAAGACGGTGGTTTTTGCTATGCGACTTTCCCCAGACACTTGTGCCAGTCTTTTGTCGCTTCTGCGATAGTCTCCGGCGTCCAAAGGGGAGCGGCACGATACTTGCCTATACTCTGGCGCAGTTGTTCCACCCCCTCCATGATGGTGATTTCCGGTTGCCAGCTAAGTTCTCGCTGAATCTTGCTGATGTCTGCCCAAGTGATATCCGGTTCTCCGGGCCGCTTCGGGATATAAGCGCGGCTCTCTGCGCCCAGAATATCGGCAATAGTGTTGATGCTGACCGGGCTACCGGAGCCCACGTTGTAGCATTCGCCGGTTTTGTCTGACTCTGCGGCGAGGATGAAGGCTTCCACCACATCATCCACATGCACGAAATCGCGCTGTTGCTCGCCGTCGCCCACGATCGTGATCGGTTTGCCGTTCGCCATCTGCGCGAGGAACACCCCAAACATGGCGCCGTATGCCCCGTCTGTGCGGTGCCCCGGCCCATAGGCGTTGAAGATGCGCAGGGACACGGCAGGAAGGCCGTAGACCCTCGCCCAATGCAGGACAAGCTGTTCGCCCATCATTTTCGTGAGGGCGTAGGGGTATTGGGGATCGTGTGGGGCTGTCTCTGGCGTGGGGTACTGGCTGGGGATTCCGTAGCAACTGGACGACGCCGCGTAAACGAAACGCTTGCACCCGGCATTGCGCGCCGCTTCCAGCACGTTCAGCGTCCCCGTCACGTTGGTGTCGTAGTAGTCCCTTGGGTTCTGGATGCTGGGAACGATGCTGGCCAATGCCGCGAGGTGGTACACGGTGTTGATCTCGCCCTTCGGTAGGCTGAGGCCGCCACGTAGATCAACCGGGCAGATAGGCTCCCGGTAGTCTATGCTCTCCACCTCCCGCCCCATCTCCCGCAGCCGCGCTACCAGCCTGCTACCGATGAATCCGGCCCCTCCTGTTACGATGTCCATCACTTCTTCTCCCTTGCTTTCATGAGTAGTTTCTCCGCCTTCTCAATCGCCTCTTTGCGGCGCTCGTCCAACGTCAGGCTTCCGGAGAGGTTCACCGTACTGGCCACCGGCTGTACCGGCTTGCCCAACAGCCTGTCCAGAATCGAGTTCATGGCCTTGGTGCCATCTGCCCCCAGCGCCTCAGCAAGGCGTGTTATGATCAGCGCATCGAAGGAGGGGAGCTTCTTGAACCTCTTCGCATCCCCATGCAGCTCCAGAATTTCTCCTGCCGTGTACTTCTCTGTGATGTGCTTGGCCCTATCGACAAAGTTGATGGTTCCGCTTGGCCTGCCCCTTGGGTTTCTCCCCTTCTCTCCGGCCTTCTGGCCTCCTATTCCGAGTGGATTTGGCATTGTCATATCCTTCCAATGATTGCTAACTGATTGTTTCAGTTTATATTTTTGATGTATTTGTAAAATCGTACCAATTTTTCTTCTTTTTTGGCAGTTCTTTAAGCATTCTGGGGACGGTTCCCATGACCTGAACCCTGTGGAGCATGGAGGAAACCATTTCCGGCGGCCAGTTTGCGGCCTCGCAGGTTTCGATGAAGTCGGCGTTGGTGCTGTTGAACCATGAATGGGCTTCTCTGCGTATTTTTTCGACTTCGGGTTTATGTGAGCGGGTGATGGAGTCTTGGAGGTACTGGACGATTTTTGCTTGCCAGAGTCGTTGCTCTGGCGGGGTGTAGGGTGGTGCGCAGTGCATTGATACTTCGCTCATAAAAGATGTGTGCATCATGGTATCCCCTTTCTTTTTTTGGTTTTGTGGTTAGTTGTTTTCCCCGTATTTCAGTTCTGAGAGCTTGCGCAGCATGTCGCCATCGAGGAGGGTATCCAGCCTGCGCAGTTTTGTTTTGAGCGCGTCGATGTCGGCCCAGAGGAGGGCCATATCGTCCACCGTGGCGAATTCCAGTGGTGGGAGCGGTTCGACAGGTTTGGCTGGGTAGCTCATGCTGCAATCTCCTCAAAATATTGGCCATGCTCGCGCATAATGAGAGCGGGGTTGTCTTTGTCTCCCATGTTGCCGTAGGGCATGTAGCGGGAGTCTTTCATCTCCAGCCAGGCGGTAGGCTGGGTGATAT